CCACGGCATTTTGCGTAATAAAAATCACTGTTCCGTCAATGCTTTGTACCCTGAGACCTGAAGGCAATTGCACCGGGTTATGTCCATTTACAAGGTTAAACTGGATAGTACACTGTGCCGCACTTGCCGGAAGCCTGGTTACTCCTACCAATTGTCCTAAATATTCCAGCATAGACCCAGTGGAAAAGGAAACCAGGTTTTGACGAAAAGCAGCGTTACCAGATATACAATAGAGCTGCAATTCATACACAAAGGAATTTGCAATAAGCATCTCTATATCACCAGGTGCCAATGCACGACCCAAGGCTGTTTCCAACCTCGTTTGAAGCCTGGAAAGCTTGTCTTGTGTAGTTTCTTCAAATATAGTAGGTAATGTATCTGCCATTATTGTGATATTGTTGTGATACTGATTGTTACGTTTTGCGCCTGGCTGGTATAGATCACCAGTATTTGCAGGTATAATTCAAAATCTTCATTAAAATCGTCATTGAAGCTTCCGGCATTGGTCACTATCTGCCAGTAACCCAAATCACCGATATTGTCCTGGGCCCATTGACGAATTTGATCCGGTGTAAAAAGATCGGTTTGATTCTGATAAACGGTGCCATCCACATTGATGGATACATTGTATTTATAACCTATCGGGAGTGCAGGTATGCCGCCCGCGAATTTATTTTTTGTAAGGACGCTTATGGTAAGACTTCCAGTTGAATACTGAGGATTGATATATCCCACAATACTGTTACTGTTTAAATACCATTGTCCGTAATTCAACCAATTGTTTTGTACCCAGGTATACATCTCATACACATCTGAAAAACCATTGTCCGGAGGAGCCGGTAATAAAGCGTTATTATCCAGGATACAAGCAATTTGATACTGAAAATTAGAAGGATTGGGAGGAATGAAGCCCTGCAGTGTTAACCTGGTTTTCGTTACACCGGTAATCACCCCACCACTGCCAATGGAAACAGTCAACGAATCTGTCAAAGTACTGTCAACAAGCTTATAACCGATTTCAAAGGTTAACTGAGAAACATTAATGACGCGATTAATGTAGGAAATAGTAACTCTCGTTTCCCACATGGTGATAGCATCAATGATTGCTTTCTTAATATTGGGGATTGCCACATCTACCGGGTAATCCTGGTATTTGTATACGTCACTTCCGAATTCGGGACGTAAAGGATCAGTTCCCTTTGTTGTACGAATGATAATGTCGATACACTGGCGGATGGCTTCCAGTCCCTCGGCGATAGCTCCGCCGCCGGATATACTATAAGTCCATACAGGTGATTTTATTTGTGATAAAGTTGCCATTATTAGCGTTGCGTGAACACAAAGCTGTTGATTAACTTAACTTCGTTTTAGGCAAGTTTTAGGCAATTTATAGGCAGGGAAGATTATGGCACCGGCTGTCCTGAAGTTCCAGATCCCGTGGTCACTCCCGAATGTATATGTGTTTTAAGAGAAACGGTACCGGCTTTAACATCTGCATCTGCATTAACTGACCCGGAGATATTGATATCACCCTGTACTTTTCCGTCAGCACCGGTTACCCCAGCCATTGGTGTAAGAGCCAACCCTCCGGCAGTGATAACACCTTGTACGGTAACAGCCCCTTTAAGGGTTATGGTGGGCGCTTCAATAGATGCAAGTATAGAGGCCTTCGCTTTTATATTCGTTTGTGAGGTTGCATTGATATCAGATGTCGCAATAACATCGACTTCTCCCTGCACATTGGCAGTGAGTCTGTGAGCGGATTTATCATATTCCAGGTAGGTACCATCTTCAAATACTTTTCTGAACTTACCGGCACCGGCTCCTGGGTCGGGTGGTTCCGGATCGCTGTGTATGGCTCCGAGTACTACCCCCTCTTCACAGTGTTCACCCACAACACAAGCCACGTGTTCCTGAATATTCAGCGGCCAGCTTTCAAAATCTTTCATACTGGTCCGCACCAATACCGGCCACCAGTCCGTAACAATGTCATCCTCTTCAAAATACACTTTCGCATATCCCGGCTTGGTATCACTAACTATCCCAAATTTCAATGATTCCATTACTTCGTTTTATAGTTTACAGGATCAATTGTTTTGACACGTTTGATGTTCCCGGAAGTCTGATATGCCCCTGACCGGCTGATGGTGTGTGTAGATTCCAAAATATGAAACACCCCGCTGAATTTACCGGCTCCGTTCAGTTGCATATTATTTCCGGCTACAAACAGAAGATTTCCCGGTAAAGAGATATCACCACCTACGCCCTGAGTGTTATTTTTGAACAGCCCGTATTTCGCTTTTTTTTGAGCCTGGCTTTTATTTTCAACCCTTACCCGCAGCTCTAAATCGTCCTCGCTATCATTTTCACCGTCACTGTTATCGTAGTCCTCCTCATATGCGATAGTTTCTTTACTGCCTGGGTTATGATGTTTTACCCGGCATTTTTTAAATGTCTTATGGGTAGTATCGCGTAAAGTCCAATTGATCAAATCCTGTTTGGTAAGGGTCAGGGATGGTGCCCTGCCTTCCAGCTCTTCATAATAGGTAAATATTAAATTAGTTCCTCTTACGGAAAAAATACACCCGTATTCCGACCCTATCCGGTTTAAAAATTGCAAATCGGTTTCCCGGTACTGATGCGCGCGGTGCAGGTAAATGGTGGGAATGGTACCCAATAGGGTTAATCCCAACCCTGATGCAACGGTATTGGCTATTTCCCGTAAGCTTTTATCTTCATGGGCGTAACTGTTTTTTGTCCGGAGTTGTTTTTTGATACCGGCGGCCAATCCCTTGATCGTAAAAACATCACCGCTGTTACTACTGCTGCTTTCCAGTTCATCTATTTCAAAAGTTCCGCAATTCAATTGCTGGATATTCTGTCGGATAATAAGTTGTAGAGAATCCCCTTTCACCGGGTACCAGGCATTTTGCCAGCGCTGATCAGAATCTTCCAGGGTAATTTCTACTGTATCGCTTTCACCACCTATTTTATCCGTATACTGGATATTCGTTACCTGTTCGGAAATATCCCGGGTAATGTCTTTTGTATTATATAGAATAGTATAGTTTACAATGGGAAGATTCATGTCTTATTGTTTCCAGGGTGGCAGTAAAGAGACATCTGTTTCAACGGACGAATTAGCAACAATGGGAATCTGCATTAAAAGTCCTTCTGTTAAAACACTGTCTAAGGATATATCAGGGTTTGCCTGGGCAATATAACTCATCGCATTTACCGTGCTGCCGTCATCCAACGTTATGTCATCAACTGTGCCATAGGCTTTATAGGCTATCAGGTCCCAACGGTCACCAGGTTTTGTTATGTATTCCGTTGTTGTCATTTTCTGGTAATGGATGAGTTAATAATGGAGTTGGCGGATGCAGTGAGCGTTTTTACGGCTGCCTGCAGATCATCATTCCTTGATTTAACGCTCGAAATATTGGGAACGAAAAGAGGATTAATATAACCCTGAATATTATATTGCACCATGCTTAATACATTACCGGCCTGTACTTTTACATTAGCTGCATTCGTTCCAAACCCTGTCACGCCATAAGCGCAACTGGATTGTGTGGCTGAAGCATCCACCAGTTTTTGAGCATTGGTAATGATAATATTCAGAGCGGATTGCATCTGGCCGTTAATAACCGGGTTATTGGAATACTGACGACTATAAGAATCCACTTTTGCGGCATTGGATTTTATCAGTGTCATTATATTACTTACCTGCTTACTGCAACTTACAGGATTTACACGGGTGCTTTTAGTAGCAGGCTTTTTATTTCCTACAGCAAAAGCATTGGTTTGCGCAGCCTGCTGTTGTTGGGTAAGTTTATCATCCACAGCACTTTCTTTCAGGGTTAACGAGATCCCCGCTGAAACGAGATTACCCACTGTATCCATTTGTGTATTTTGGCGGCTCATGCTCGTGATCACAAATTCCCCTTCCAACTGGCCATTCCCCCAGAGAAGCGGTAAGATCTCAAATGAGATCATCGAATTGCGAAGTTTGGTAATTTCATCGGCCACTATACAGAATTCCTGATGTAAGAATAAGGTAATACTAAGGATTTTCAGCCCTACCGCTGTTCCCTGCAGTTTGGGTTTCCGGTTAATGAGGGCATGTTCCACTACCACAGCCTCTTCATCTTGCGAAAAGGAGGTGAAACTTTTTAATCCATCAAAAACTGTAGTTCCCAACTGACAGAACATAATTAAAATTTTATCCTTTCATTGTTACGGTTATAATCCCGCATCAATTTTATAAATTCTTCTTTCAATTTTGCTGTGATCATATTTCCATCCGCTTCAGTAGCACCGCCATTCAAATTGATCGTAGGGCTAAAATGAATCTGGGTAGTACTGCCTCCTCCTGAATATGCGGCTACAGGCCGGTTCATTTGACCGTAAAGTTTGCTGGTCACATCTCCCCAGGCATTTAATAATGGTTTGGCTGTAATACTTTGAGCGATGGTTTCCACCAGCTTAATCCGGTGAATATCTTTTAGCGGACCTTCTTTTGCAGGAGAAAAAGGAAGAAACCGCCGGATATTCCCCACGATCTTTTTTATAGCTTCCACCGGTTTATTAGCCATTGCCTTCATACCCTCCCAAATACTTGTCACAATATTTCTGCCTGCATCGAAAAATAATTTTCCAAGCCCCTTTATCCACTGCCAGGCACCGGTAAATACTTTCTTTACATTATCCCATACCTTACCGAACATCCCGGAAATCCTATCCCAATGTTTAATAATCAATCCATAAGGGGTATAATTCAGGAACATTGTTTTTGCCCAATTCCAGAAGCTGACAAATATATTTTTTACCCGCTGCCATAAACGGGAGAAAAATGCAGAAATACCATCCCAGTTCTTAATAATATAATAGACCACTGCTCCCAGGGCCACGGCTGCCGCTATATATATTGTAATAGGATTGGTTAATAAACTGATACCAAACCGGACGAAAGCCGCACCCATCTTTTGCAATGCAGGAATAACCGTAAATTTCATCGCATATTGCAACTTAAACAATCCGAATCTAAAGGCATCAAATCCTTTTATTGCAAGTCCGGCATTTTTACCACCATTAACGATATCCCCGCCAAATAATCCAATGGCTCCCTTCGCAATTTTAGCAGTAGTGGCTATCCCAGAGAGTCCGAAACTAAGTACCTTCATTCCACTGCTGAATAGTAATAATCCAACAGCAGCTTTTGCAACTGCAACGATCAGGCCCTGATGACTTTTAACGAACGAAAGCACCTGGGGCAAATAACCATTAATAGTTGACAATAGTTGTCTATAAGAAGGCTGTAACTTTTGACCAATTTCAACACTGATGGCATGTAATGAAG